CCCGCCGTAGTTTATGAAACAATGAGAGGACTCTATGGTATCAGTCGAGAACAAGTCAGAGCCATCAGAGAAGTGCTTCCTGAATGGTCCAAAGATTCTACGATCCTACCCATCTATGAAGATGGTAAATATAAATACGTCGACTTCAGTCATGGATTCTTTTATGACACGGCAGTTAACCCAGTGCAATCAGTACTTGCCGAAGTGGATAAGAGAGGTGATGAACCTTTGATGCCTGCTTTAATTAACGGACTGAATAGAGCAATGGCACGACTGGTTGACCCTTTCATCAGTGAGTCTATCTGGTTTGGTACAGTAGCGGATCTTTTCATTCGAGACGGAATAACAAAAGATAATAAAAGAATTTGGAATGAACAAGACACTTGGGAAAATAAATTCTGGGAAGCAATGAAACATGCTGCTTATGTTAATTCACCAGGATCTTATCCTTCACTTAAACGACTTTACAAATCAGCTCTAGGAGAAACGGTCAAAGGAACTCGGTATGAAATTCCCGATGAGCTCATGGGATTCTTTGGCTTTAGACAAGTGCCCTTAGATCTTAACAAAACTCTGAACTTTAAAATTCAAGAATTCAACAGAGAAGAACGGGGCGAACGTAATCTAATTTATAAAGGAACCCTAACAGGAGATCCTGTTAAGGACGAAGATCTAATTGTCAAACAATTTATCAAAGCTAATGAACAAAGACTTGAGGCTTTCAATAAGATGAGAAGAATCTATGACTCGGTTAAAGTTTTAGGCATGAGAGATAAAGAGATTGCTAAAGAGTTTGGCGAACGAGGAGCAGGAGGTTTGTATACATTCATTAGAAAAAATAAATTCAAACCGTTCACTATTTCTGACAACATGGTTTATGTTTATGCTCAGCTAGCTAAGGAAAAAGGCATTCCTAATGTCCTAACGAAGAAGGTTCAAAAAAGAATTAACAGAATCATTAAAAAACTTTATAAACAAAGATTGAATCAACCCTTCAACATCGATGTAAAAGACTACGTCTCTGAAGTGATCACTGAAACAGGAACGAAGACAGCACAGGCACCACTTCCTAAAACACCAATGCCTAAGGTAGGAATGCCACCACAAATTAACCAACAAACAGGGTTGACACGAAGTGAGGCTGCGTTATTGTCACCTTCGGAACAACAGATTGCAAGGACAACATGACACCCAAAACTATAAGGGAAAATATTATTAGTTTACAAGGACACATCACCGGTCTCAAGAGAGATGTGTCTGCTATCAAGAATAACCATTTGAAACATATGAGTAAACGTATTCATGACTTGGGTGGCAAGATAGACAAAATCTATTGGGTTCTTTTAGTTATGGTGGGGACCATAGCTTTGCAATTGTTTCAACATTTCTTAACATAATCTATGCAGCTTTCCAAAAATTTTTCCTTGGTAGAGCTTACCAAGTCACAGACAGCGGAAAGGAAGGGCATTCCAAACGACCCTAGTCCTGACCACCAGGAGAACCTCAGATTGCTCTGTGAGCGCGTCCTACAGCCAGTACGGGACCATTTTAATCACGTAGTGAGTATATCCAGCGGATATCGCAGCCCAGCGTTGTGCCAAGCCATCGGCAGCAGTTTAGAATCACAACATGCAAAAGGGATGGCAGCCGACTTCGAAATCTACGGCACACCTAACAATGAAATTTTTAACTGGATCAGTCAGAACCTTTTATATGACCAAATGATTCTCGAGTTCTGGAACGAAGACGAACCCAACTCGGGATGGTTGCACGTCAGTTACAACCCCGAGTCATCAGAAAATATAAAGGAAAATCTCAGAGCTTATAAAGACGAAGATAACTACACCCGATACAAACCTATCATAGGAGACGCCTAATGAAATTCTTATGGGAAAAACTCAAAGCAATTAAAGAAACTCTCTTGGTAACCGCATTTAATAGGTACCAAGGACTCATTCTTTTTGTAATGCTTCTTGTAATTTATTTAAAATAGTCTATATTAAAGATGGGTGCTTTAAAGGCCCATTTTATTAACTGTCTAACAAGGAGGTTAAATGACATTCGATAAACTACCATCAATCTTTAAACAACTTAGACCTGTTTCAATCGGGTTCGATAATCTTTTCGATCACTTCGAAAATTTTTTCGATGATTATGACAACGTTAGGTCTTCGTTGACAGCTAATTTTCCTTTTTACAATATTGTAAAGAAGGAAAATAATAAGTTCGATATTGAAGTAGCTCTAGCAGGTTATGACAAGAAGGACATTGCTGTAGAATATGCAGATAACATACTCACGTTAAAATCTGTAAAGGAAACTAAATCCGATAAGGAAAAAGACGGCGTCATCCATCAAGGAATCGCTAAGAGATCTTTTTCTAAAGCCTTTACCATCGCTAATGATGTAGAAATCAAAGGCGCTGAGTTAAAAAACGGATTATTGAAAATATCTTTAGAGAAGATTGTTCCTGAAGGCAAAAAGTCAAAAACGATCACGGTAAAATAGAGGATTAGAAAATTCTGCGCGCCTCGCGCGTATATCCTACTAAATCCATGATCTAAGTTCTTCGCCCATTACTTCAGAGGCGATATTAATTTTCTTGCGGAGGGATTTGACGATTTTTTCATCGACGGTTTCTTCCGCGAGAATATCCACATAGGTTACAGATTTCTTTTGCCCGATCCGGTGAGCACGGTCCTCGGACTGAATTCGTTTTTCCAGGTCATATCCATTAGAATAGTAAATGACGGTATTAGCCGCCGTCAGTGTAATACCATATCCACCTGTTTGAGCAGTTCCTACGAAATAGCGTACTTTAGAATCATTCTGAAAAGCATCACGATTCTTCTGTCTTTGATCTTGAGGTGTCAACCCGTAATAATCAACCACGGACCCCGGACCATATTCTTTGATAAGAGCTTTTTTAATAATTTGTACATCTTTTTGCCAATGCACCCAAATAATAGCTTTACCTTCTACTTCATCTAAAATATCCATTAACTCCTTTAATCTATTATTCTTGATTTCTTGAGTCGTGCCATCATCGGCTACAAAATGACCACAGGTAATTTGTTGCAATCTCATTAATTGAGTCAAAGCATTTACAGTGGTAACTGTTTTCTCATTTAAAATAGCTAAAGCCTCTTCCTTCATTTGCTTATAGACTTTTTGTTGCTCGTCCGTTAAGCTTATCACCCTTTTCATGTAAATTTTATCAGGTAAATCCAAACAATCTTCTTTTAAGACACGATAAGAAAAAGGTTTTAATTTTTCAGATAGTTCAGCTAAATGTTTAAATCCTGCAACTAATTGAATAGAGCGTCCAGCAATATGAGCCGTTTTCATAATCGCATAACGTGTTCTGAATGAATAATAGGATTGATGATCCAAATGATAAGGATCTAAAAAATAACATTGAGTAAATAAATCTAAGGGATTCTTAGTAACAGGAGACCCTGTTAAAATTCTTCGGTATTGAGCACGATCTGCAAGTTGAAGGATATTTTTAGTACGTTTAGCTTTAGGATTTTTAATCGTTGTTGATTCATCTATCACCATTAAAGTTTTATGAGAAAGCATAAATTTTTGAGCAAATTGACTGCCTTTTACAGTACTAAAGGCTTCTATATTCATAATTAGAATATGTAGTTCTTCTCCTGTTTTAAATAAGGTTCCTAGTTTTCTTGATTGACCCTTAGTAATATTGGCTTGCCACAGAACGGTCACATTCTCAATATGATTGGGCAGGTGCGCAGGCAACTCTTGATTGTGCCAGGTTCCAACTACTCCTTTAGGGGCAATGATTAATGCTCCATCAATTTTACCTTTATCATAGAGCATAGCCATATTATCAATGAGTACTTTGGTTTTACCCGTACCCATTTCCATAAAATAGGCAAACGTTTCCCTATTCCAAGACATCTCTAATGCCTTAAGCTGATGCTTATACGGTGGTGTCTTAAACTTATATTTCATCTTTCTATTGACTTAATATATAGGATATCTTATATGTAATGTCAATGCTAGAAAGTATAGATTATAAAGAAATAAAAACTACACCTGCGACAGTGTACGTTATTCAGGAAATTGCAGGAACCAGAGATGGACGTCCTAAAATAAATATTATGGGAGCAGCTGAATTTGGAACATTTAAATTTCTGTTACCTGAGCTTTCTCAAATTATTTTTTCACCTGGTCCTTTAATTTTTAAACTAAGAAAAGGTTTACAAAACTATCGTCCCAAAGATTTCTTGTTACTAACCGGAGATCCTGCTATTATTGGTGTGGCTTGTTCTATAGTTTCTGACATGACAAATGGAAAATATCAATTACTCAAATGGGATAAACAAGAAAGAAAATATTATCCTATTCAAATTAATTTACATGAGAAAGGAACAATCGATGAGTGATATTAATTTTGAAAAAGATCAAGAGGAAATTTTAGATCGTACACAGAATCTAACTTCTTTGGCTGATCAAGTTAAAAACTTGAGAACTTTGGAAGATGAAGTGAAGACTGAGGAAGAATTATTAAAAAATAAGAAAAAAGAATTAGAACGAATTTCAGGAGAAGTTATTCCTACACTTTTAAGTGAAATGGGACTCTCTTCTCTTAAACTTGCAGATGGATCTGCAGTTGATGTGAAACCGTATTATGCAGCTAACATCTCTTTAAAAAATAGAGAAGCGGCGTATAATTGGCTTCGTTCCAATGGCCTAGGTGATATAATAAAGAATGAAATCACCGTTTCCTTTGGAAAGGACGAAGATAACAAGGCGACAACATATGTTAACCTTGCGAAGGGTCAGGGGTATCAACCAACACAAAAGTTGAAGGTTGAGCCTATGACCCTGAAAGCGCTAGTCCGTGAGCGTACAGAAGCAGGTAAAGAAATGCCAGCGGATATTTTTAACGTGTTCGTAGGAAACCGAACCAAAATAACAAGGAAACAATAAACATGAACAAAGAAACAAATATCGCGAAACGCGAAAATGCAGGTGCATTGGCTACAAATATATTTGAAGCGGATGCAAATGCTGGCTCTCAAAACATGACGCAGGATGATCTTGCGTTACCTTTTCTGAAAGTCTTGGGACAATTATCTCCAGAAATTAATAAACAACACGCTAAATTTATTAAAGGAGCCGAATCTGGAATGATTGTAAACAGCGTAACCAAAGAACTTTATGATGGAACTAAAGGTATAAATATTATACCTGTCCATTATGAAAGACACTATGTCGAATGGCAAGACAGAGGTCAAACAGGAAATGCTCCTGTAGCAATCCATAAAGCAGACAGTGATATCATCAGTACAACTACTCGTGATAAGTCTTGGAAGGATAGATTACCAAATGGTAATTATTTGGAAAATACTGCAAATCACTTCGTGATTCTTTTAGGAAAAACTCCATCTACAGCATTGATATCTATGAAGGCTACTCAATTAAAAGTTAGTCGAAAATGGAACTCATTGATGATGGGATTGAAACTACAAGGGAAAAATGGCTTATTTACACCGCCAACATATAGCCACATTTATAATCTAAAAACTGTTCAAATGTCTAATGACAAAGGAACATGGTTTGGATGGGATGTATCTAGAGTTGGTCCTATTACAGATAAAGGTGTTTATCAAATTGCTAAAAACTTTGCTGAAAAAAATACCAAAGGTTTAGTAAAAGTTAAGCATGGTGAAACAGCTGAAGAAACCAAGCAACCTTCATTAGATTTGTAATCTTCCTTTGCGAAGGAAAGAAGGGGCGGCAGCGGGAGACTTAAACCGCCCCGGTAATAATATGATAAACAAATTTAATAATGGGGATGCACCCAATACGTATGAACACTGGATAGATTTAGGTAGAATCATAATTCCATGTTTAAAAGGGAGGCCAATAGTAAAAAATTGGCAAGACTCCAGTTTTAAAATATCGAAAGAAGAATGGAAAAAGAAATACACTCACTGTGCAATAGGATTGAGATTAGATCAAGATATTGATTTTGATATCGATAATGATTTAACGAAAAGATTCATAGAAACTTATGTAAAAACTTCTGGTAGTATATTTGGTCGTGATAGTAACCCTTCAAGTCATTATATTTGGAAGGGTAAATTAACTTTTAAACAATTTATACTACCATCAGAATTAAAAGATCATTGTAAAAATTTACCACATGGAACAACACTTTGTGAAATAAGAACTGAAGCAAAACATTATACTATAGTTCCTGGATCAAAACATAGCAAAGCAAACGAAAATGTAAGATGGGAAAAATATGAAGGCATCAATGAATATCCAGGTAATTTAAACACTGATTTAAGAAAAGTAGCTCTCTCTACTGCGTTATGTATTCTTTATGCTCCACAAGGTCAAAGGGACACCTATTGCACTGCAATTGCAGGTGTGCTCCTCAAACACACCAATTGGAGTGAAGAAGAAATCAATGAATTTGTTTATAATCTAGCTCTCGAATCTGATGATAATGAAGCAGAAAAGAGAAAATCTAAAGGTTCCAGTGGTAAAAAAGCAAATAGAAATCTTGGTCTACCAAAACTTGCTGAAATAATTGGATGCTCTACAAGAGCCGTTGCAGAATTATTTAGCTGGGTTGGAGTTGAATATGCAGCAGGAAAAGAAATTGCACAGGAAGCAGTTGGAGACATTATTGAGTATGGTCATGATAGATACATAGTTAAAGTAAATGCATTTATTAATGGTGTGTTAAAAGAAAAAGAAATTAGAATAACTGGACCAACGCTCAAGAAACAAGAGCCTTTCTATGATGAAGTAATTGCACAAGCATCGGTCTGGATTCCTAAAATGAAGGGTCCAGAGTTTGAAAGGATTATGATGCAGAAATTTAATAACAGGACTCAATCAGAAGATTATGTAGAAGAAGCCAATGAAGATCTTGTCTTCATAAAATACTTTGCTCAGTATATTAAAAAAGAACAAGCTTTTTCAGATAAAATTAATTTACTTGAATACAAACGTCCACATTTCAATATGACAAAAAGATCTTTAGAATTTAATCTAGATTCTTTTGAAGATTTTTTAGTAGAAAAAAGAGTGAAGATTAAAAGGGTAGACCTTGTTATGAACATACAAAGAATATTAAAAGCTAAAAAATATCATGGGAAAGTTAAAAATAAGTCTTGTGTGTCTTGGAGAATAGAAGAATATGATTTAGCAAAAGAGGATCTTGTCATCGATGGAGAATATGAAGAAGCCAAAGAAACAGAAAGGATAACAGATGGAACCTAGATTTATAGTTGGACCACCAGGAACAGGAAAAACACATAAGAGGATAATTAAACTATATAAAGAATGTTTTCCTAAGTATACTCCAGAGAAAATAGTACTGCTTTCTCACACGAACGTTGCTGTTGGTCAAATCCTAAATGCAATAATGAAACTTAAAGAAGTAAAAGGATACACAAGAAAAGATTTTGAGGACCGCATATGCACCATTCATCATTACTGTAACCATAAAATTATGGGAAACAAAGGATTATTTTCAAATGAAGATTTGAGAGGTTTATGTATAACGGAAGATGGAAGAGGATTTCGTCAAAGTAAAGAAAGAGACGTTGAAAAACATCCTGTCCTTAATTTTATTAAAGATGCTCGAGGTCATGGAAGAGATTTAGATAAACATTGGAATCATTCAAATACAGATAAAAAAGATTTACTTGAGGCAAATTATAATATTGAAAATATAAAGGAATTAAACCAAGCGTATAAAGATTATAAGAACGATAAGGAAAATAGATTACAAGATTTTGCGGATATGATTGATGAGTTTAATTCTTTAACTAAAGAATCTGATGTCGAAGTTTTAATTGTTGATGAGGCTCAAGATTCTAATGTTCCTCAGCTCAAAGCCATTAAAAAAATAGCTAAACATGTAATAGATGGCCATTTTTATTTAGTTGGAGACCCTGATCAAACAATTCATGAGTATGCCGGATCAGATGCTGAATGGTTTCATAAAGCTGCAGCTCATCCCTACGATGAATTAGAGCAGGGGCTTAGATGTGGCCGTGCTATTAACGAATTTTGTAAAAAAATCATAGCCCCTATATGGAAACATTATGAATATGAAGGTGGTGGAAGAACCTGGTTACCAGCCGTCTATAATAAAAAATATCACGAAATACCAGAGGGATGTAAGGAGGGAGATATTATAGAAGGACATAAATATGAATTAACAGACCTTAAGCCTTCAAAAAATTTAGACATTCTTATAAATAAAATGAGAAACACTAAACAGAGTTTTATATTTTCTTTCAGAGGAACTCCTAGTCATAAACTTGTAACTAAATTTCTACAGCACTATGGTTTTGAATATGCCCGTGTAGATAACAGTGCTTATGTTTCAAAAAAAGAATTAAGGTGTCATTTTGAATGGCCTAAATTTATGAAAGGAGAACCTAAAAGTTTCAACCAAATAAAAGACTTCCATTTTTATTTAGGACGTAAAGCTTTAATACATGGCGCAGGAAAAGAAGACTTTAAGGAATGGATCAAGAAAGATTACACTTATAGTGAATTAGTAAAAAATAAATTTTTTAAACCTAACCTAGATAAAGAATTTGATCTTCTCAGAAAAGAACGTGACAGTGATCGAATGATTTATATAAAGAATGTTTTAAGAAGAAAAGTGGATTGGGATGAAAAAATCAGAATTAAATATGGAAATATACATAAAGTTAAAGGAAAAACTTTTGATAATGTAATTGGAGATTTATCACTATACAGACCCGAATCTTGGTTTGCACAGCGTAGATTAGCCTACACAATGTTTAGTCGAGGTATTTTTGATGTATGGGTTTTAAAAACCCAATCAGGGAAAGAATTAGGAAACTACGGTCCCGTTCCTATTAGAAGACCAAGGTCAATGGATGAAGATCAGTTTCACCGAAGATGGAGACCAGATTGGAATGAAATTGAAAACCCTAACAATAATGACAGGAGAATATGAACGTCTATAAAAAACAAATAGGAGGATCCCATTACAAGAACATGGTGGTTCAGCCGAGTGAGTTTATAAACAAGAACAAATTGCAATTTGCAGAAGGAAATGCTATTAAATATATCTGCAGACACGCACATAAAGGAGAAATTCAAGATTTGGAAAAAGCAAAACACTATATTGATATGATTATTGAAAGAGATTACGGTGATCATACTAAACCTTTACCTTATGGTTTTACTTTAATTAAACCAAAAGATCCGGACATGACTCCCATGACAGAAGAAGAAGAATATCGTAATGCAGGGATTACTAAAGAAGAGGCAGAGAAAAAATAATGTGTTCAGCTCCACAACTAATCGATCTTGATTTAAAAGGGATTGATACCGTTGCAGTTGACTTGGAAACTTATGATCCAGATTTAAAAGATAAAGGGTCAGGAGCAGTACGAGATAACGGTTGGGTATGCGGTATTGCTATAGCCACTGGTAAACAAACACTTTATTTTCCTCTTGATCACAAAGAAGTCAAGAATATTCCTTCCGAGGAAGCATGGAAGTATCTTAACGAAAAATTATTTCAAAACCCTAATATTAAAAAAGTATTTCATAACGCCATGTATGATGTCTGTTGGATTCGTAAAGAATCAGGACTCATGCCTCACGGACCACTGCTCGATACAATGGTCGCTGCTTCAATTATTAATGAAAACAGAATGAAGTATTCATTAGATTCTCTCAGTAAAGACTACTTAAAAGACAAGAAATATAAATACGATTTAAAGGAAAAAAGTCAGGCTGCTCCTTATTTTATCAATGATCCGATGACTAATATGCACAAACTCCCTTATGAATTGGTAAAAGAGTATGCAGAACAAGACGTTAATTTAACTCTACGTTTATGGAGACACTTTGAAAAAAAATTAAATCAAGAAGAAAAAGTGGAAATTGGAACACCAGATGAAAAAGTAAAAACTTTAAAATCTATTTTTGAATTAGAGACTGCATTATTCCCCTGTCTTGTTGATATGAGGTTTAAAGGAGTTCGAATTGATATTGAAAGAGCCAAGAAATTTGGAGAAAGACTAAAGAAAACTAAAAATAATATAGTTGAGTATATTAAAAGAAGAACAGGAATTAAAATTGAGATCTGGGCAGCAGCCTCTATTAAAAAACTTTTAGATAAATTAAAAATAAAAGATTATAAAACTACACCGAAATCTAATTTACCTCAATTACCTAAAGATTATTTAAAAACTCATAAGAATCATTTCATAAGATTAATTGCTAAAGCTAGAGAGTTTGACAAAGCAAAAGGCACTTTTGTTGAAGGTCTTTTAAAATTTGTTCATAAAGGAAGAATTCATGCTGATATTAATCAAATTAGAGGAGAAAAAGGTGGAACTATTACGGGACGATTCTCAATGTCTAATCCAAATTTACAACAAATTCCAGCCAAAGGTTTTATTGGTAAAAATATGCGAGCACTATTTCTTCCTGAAGAAGGATGCTCGTGGGGTTCTTTCGATTACTCTCAACAAGAGCCAAGAATCGTTGTTCATTATGCTTTGAAATTGAAAATGAAAGGGACAGAAGAAGTAGTTGAATCTTATCAAGAAGATCCGAACGCAGATTTTCATCAAATCGTAGCAGACATGGCTAAAATACCACGGATCACGGCTAAAACAATTAATTTAGGTTTATTTTATGGCATGGGTAAAAATAAATTGGCCCAACAACTTAATCTTGACTATACAGAAGCAAAAGAATTATTTGATAAATACCATCAGAGAGTTCCTTTTGTAAAACAACTTTCTTCTAGCTTACAAAAATACGCTGAAAGAAATAAATTTCTTTACACACTGGAAAATAGATTTTGTCGTTTTGATAAATGGGAACCCATTCGTAAGAAATGGAACCCTAAAGAGAAAAAATTTGTAATCAAAGTAGAAGAAGATAAAAAAGATAAGGATGGTAAAGTTGAGAAAAATAAGGATGGAAAAGTAAAGAAAATCCAAGTAGAAAAACCTGTACCACTATTGTCTGAAGAAGATGCTAAAATTCATTATAAGTCTGAACTATCTGATAAAGGATATCCTCCTGATAAAGAATGCGAAAATTTTGAAAACTTTTATCGTCCTGCGTTTATATACCGAGCATTAAACAAATTAGTTCAAGGAGGTGCTGCAGACATGACCAAAAAAGCAATGGTCTTGTTATATAAGAAAGGTATTTTACCTCATATTCAAATTCATGATGAATTATGCATTTCTATAACTGATAAAGAGCAAGCTGAGAAGATAAAGGGGATTATGAGAGAGGCAATTAAACTTGAAATCCCTAATAAAGTAGACTATGAATCAGGACCCAATTGGGGTAATATCAAACCCGAGTAAAATTAGGAGGAACTATGGAAAAAGTGAAACAACTTTGGACATTAGCAAAAGCTAATCCCAAAATATCTGCCGCTATCGTGGTAGTTATTGTTGCTATCTATTTTTTAGCAACGTAGGACTATATGTTACATGGCTTACTTGAACGCAAACATTCCTGCCACGTATGCGCAGGTAAGAAGAGAATATCTCTATGACCTTAAAGAACACCATGGAGAAGTGGAAGACTGCCTACTTTTTGGGATTGCATCGATTACAGGGCGTCCGATACTCTTTCATGCAATTATGGAAAATGGAGCTGTATTCTACCGTTTGCCGATCTCTGCATTCATACAAAGAGGATTTAAAGCAAGTGAGGTTCCTCGGCTGCGACTTGATGAGTTGGAGTTATGGAATTGCTTTAGTTACTATCCTAGCATTACTTCTTTTGATGTCTTGGACGGTCAGTCCGGTAAATTCCTAGGTAAAGATAAAAAATGGCGCGAAGGTGCGTACCTTTTCACGGTTGACTGGGCTCACCCAGAGAGTAATATAGTCGATACAGATCATTCGGAAATCCCGCACGAACATAAGTGCGCACACAT